CCAGTCAAGCATTCGGCAGTCCGCTGGGACTGTCCAACTGCCTGACGCGGCGGTGAGGAAGATTAGAGGCATTACTGCAAAGCCTTAATGATCAGTGTTGATATGCCAGCGATACGTCTGATCGAGATGAGGAACTTGTGTCCTGCCGTTGTAGTGAGAGGGTCTCCTGCGTTGGCTGAGTTGTATGTGTACCCCGGAAACGTGATAATCCCTGCGGTTGCCCCGTTGGTGACTAGGATATCAACAGCACAGTCAGCAGTAGGGACGTTCCAGACGAGTGCTCCTAGATTGGTGCCGTATTGGTAATTCCCAAGCAGTGAATTTGGCGTAAACGGGATTGGTATGGTGCCTAGATTGTATGGAGTAATCCTAAACCCACCCGTAACTGTCTGGCCGCCTTTCACTGACAAGGCCCCAATGTCAGCTACAACCTGATCCTTCTGTGGATCGGTCAATGTGTTCGGACTAACAAAGGATAATTTCTCAGCGATTGCATTGCCTTGAGCAATGTTAACATTGTTCAACGCCACGATCTGTGAGGCTTGTGTGTCATTGATACTGTCAACGTAATCAATAGCAAGCTGAACGTTTGTGTACGGTATTCCTGATGTCGAATTATCATACGTTACGGCAACAGCAGAAGATAAGTCAGACTCAGACATATCAATAAGAAATGACCAATACAACTCATCGTCTTTGATATTTCCGGTAGGATTTGAAGTGTGCTTAAGAGTACATAGAGCCATAATGCCAAGATCAGAAACATAAACCAGATCATAGGGGAAGTAGTTGGTGTCATTGGCCCACTCCCCACGAGGCGCGAAGCCTGTTAAGAGTCTCGCCCAATAAGTCGGGTTTGCAGCGCGATCCTCTGCAAATGTCGTCGGTGCAAGTGCGCTCGTGTGTGCGATAGTGCATAGCCAGACAGAGGCATCTGCCTCATCGACGACAGACTGTCCTTCGGAGTACTCGATGTCATTCTCCCAGATAGCCACGTTCGCCCCAGAGAGTGCACTAAATAGAAGGGCATCGATTTTGATGAGATCGTTGTTGACTTGATCATGCCAAGGTCCCTGCCTAAAGTCGGGCAGTGCTAATCCGAAGTTTAGTGTGTATGTTGTCATGTGTGTCTCACACAGGTTATCGAATAAAGCCCTGCACTCGGTTGCGAGCGTAGAGGAACGAGAGGTTAACAATCTCCAGCTTCTTCATCGTCGCACCCCATATCTTAAACTTGACCGTCTTGAACTTGATCGGCATTCCAAAGAGACGAGGATCGCGGCTACGTCGGCCCATGCCAAACGGTCCATCGTCGAAGCCATAGCCATACGCATCGTTGCCAATGAAAACCATAGATACGCCGGGAGCATATACAACGTTCCCCTCCACGTCCTTGTAGAGATTATCCACGTACACATCGAACGTGAACTCAGCGTCTCCTTTTGTTGCTATGCTTACGTACCGGAGTTGCTTCAGCTTTAACGGATCTTTGCCATCGATCCATGGAAGTTCCATCTCGATGGGGATCGGCCTTCCTTCGTACAAAGTCCATTTGTCCGGGTTGTTGATACGTTCCTGTTCGAAAGTGCTTACTGGTGATCCGGGGTGGGTTATCAGACATTCGTGTACCTCTTCGAGGTCTGGGTCGTATACCAAGTCGCCATCAACGAAGCTAGGATGGCTAGGTGCGTAAACGTAATCCCGATCAGCAATGCGATCAGCATAGTGGTTCTCCCCGTCGAACGTGCCATTGCCGCTATGGAAAATCTTGGTCTTGTGTGTGACATACAATCGGCCAAGCACGCTAGTCCAAGCAGCACTCCAATCCATGTTTTCATACTGTGACCACGCATTCATCTTCAAACGTGGATTGAACGTATAGCACAACACCTTACCCTCAGGCATGAACAACAGGAAGTCATTGTTCAGCCTATCGAACGCAGCAAACGATTTGGTTAGTTGTGCGTCATCGGTGAGAGCACCAACAATGCGTCGGTACGACGGGGCAACTTGCGTAGAGAGGAAGTCCGAAGTAATTGAGTCAGGCGAGTAGAGATTTCTCTTTGCTGATGCCATTCCGCTAAGCCCGGTGAACATAATGTCGTTTTCGATTGTGACGATGGTTCGATTGCCCAACAAGCCGAACTGAGGCAATGTGTCCGGAAATTTCGGAGCGTGCTCATCGTTCTCATTATACTCGCCAAGCTTGACCTGCAAAGTAATGTTCTGGAGGAACACCAACAGGTATGTACGAAAACCGGCGATGCCTCGAATGGTGGCTGCACCTTCGGGAGCGTAGGCGCCCACATCAATTGAAATGGAGTCATTCGGATCGGCATCGCCGGGAAAGATACCAGAGGTACCCTTCGAAGAGATGTAGATTTCAGTTGGCCTTCGATTGACAATCTCAATCGCACCTGTCACCGGAGGTACAAGCGCCGTCTCGATGATATGAGCCACACAATGATAGTTGGCTGCAACGCAGCCATACTTGCCAATCGGCGTATTGGCGTTGCCACCTACGGGATCGCCGAGGTAGTTCACCGTCATGGCGGGCTTGATTTCCAGCGGCTTGGTCTTGCCGGTGTGGACGATCAAGGTGTCCTTGAATGGGACGAAACTGACTTGTCTAAAATTGGTGTCAGGGTCACTCGGTACTGTTCCGGCAGGAAACCCTGACCAAATAATTGTCTTGGTTGATCCATCTTCATCGACCTTAAGGATGTATCCGTCAACGCAGAAAACAATGTTCCATCCATTATAATATATGCCATCGAGGATGTCAGCATTATGCACATCCTTAATGTCACAAACAAAGTTCTGCCCGAAGCGCACCGCTTGCGCCCCGGATGTCGTTCTATGGAAGTTAACTAGGGAAACCTGATAAGACGGCTTCATCGACAAGTCTTCGTCGATCGAGTTCCAGCCGCCTCCAAATCCACGCAATGTGGACGAGTCCAATTTCGAGGCAACACGTTTGCCTTTAGCCTTCTTGAATGCACGAACCACGAGCGTCTCCTGTGTGTATCACACAGGACTTGTCGGATACCAATTGTAAGGAACCCCACCGCCCGTTTTGTTCGGGGTAATCTTCCTGCGTGCTAGGTTGCCAGTGATCTCTTGGAACCTATCATCTGCAAGATTTTGCTGATCCGTAGCTGCGCCCGAGTTAATATCGTCACCTGATAGCGTCATCCATGCAACAGCATGAGTGAGCATGTCCTCATCGAGGTCCATAACATCATCCCAGTCCCACGGCACGATTTTGCCATCCGTGCCATACTCTCTGGGATAGTGCCGCCAACAAATAACAATCTTACCTGTCGTGGTCGGAGGGATCATCTGGATGCGTTTATACTGATAATCGGGATCGATTGTCGGTAGAGCCGTCCAGAACAAAGCACTCGTACCACGGAGCGAGTTAGGATTGCGTCGTCGATCTAGGATCGGTATCTCAAAGTTCGATTGCTCGGGGAACACAGAAAAGATATCTTCGAAGTCCCTCAGATGCTGGAAGATCGGGTCAATGATCTTACCCGATATCCCATCAAGCTCAACAAGCGACCATGAGATGAATTGATCCCATGGATACTTCTTGTGGAAGATGTTGAACGCCCGGATGCAGTCGCGAAACATACGGTCATCGCTATATGTTTGTACTCCTGCACCCGGAACGTCGCCAAGAAGTTCTTGAGCGTCGGTAACGATCTCTCGAATTGTCTTGGCCATCTTGTGTGTCTCACACTAAATTGCGTACTGCCGGATACCGTGAAGTCCGCCATTGTTGTTGGCGTTCACGGAACTGTCAGCACGCAAGCTGACGATGTACTCCTTCACTCCGTCCGGGGCAGCAGTCGGAATGTATTGCCCTCTGGGGTCGCCAGACACCGCCGTGGCCGGGTCGGAAAGGTCGGGAGCTACCCACTTCGCAAACGCGAAATCGATGTGGGCATTCGCTTCCTTGGCCCATTCAATAGCCGCCTTGAACGGCAGACCAAGATTTGGTCCGCGTGCCACAGTCACAGTCGCGACGGCTGTGGTATGGCCCGGTGCGCCTCGTGCCCCGAGGATACGGTAGAAGGGTTTCTTCCCCGTAGCACCGGCGACGACAAAGTCCTCCATGAGCGGTTGCCCGAGGTAATCTTCGCCGAAGACGCGGACTAGGGTCGATCCCGTTAGTGCCAGAGTTACAGCGACCGTGATGTTTCTGCCATACGGACTGTCCGTGAACACAATAGGATCGGCCAAATACCCCGACGCATTTGCCGGAATACTAATCGATTGTGGGCCACCGGCGGCAAGCGGGCGACCGAGACTGAAGACGCTTCCCTCATTCATGTTGAGGGAAGATGACCACTGCATACCGGGTACGTACATATTAATACCCTGCATGAAGCCTTGACGATCCTTAAACATGGAACCTTCTCCTATGCTGCCCGCTCATCTTCGTCGGGATCGCGTGGAACATAATCGCTTACTTCAATCCTGCCACGAGCTTCAGCGAGGTTGACAACCATCTGCTCTAGCTCATGGTAACTGGCCTGACGGAGATGCGGGTCTTGGGACATGAACATCTTCCCAAGCGGGCTATTCGGATCGTTCAGACCCTCCAACTGGATGATCTTTGGTTCCTTGTGCAACTGGTAATGCCTGAGCATTGCCATTGACTTGATCCTGATGGCGTGGCCGCGTGGGAAGTAAACCAAAAACCCAGCGTCCTCGTCTACCAGCTTCTTCTTGATCCCGTCTTTGGTCCAGAAGCACTTCTCTCTCTTGACCGCACCTTCCTGTTTCACAACCACGTAAGCCAGTCGCGATCCGTTCAAGATACCCGAAATAGCCATTGTAATCTCCGTGTGTCACACACATAACGCCTTGCGTTATGAGTTGGTCAGATATGCGTGGGTGCGGTATTGCCTCCACGAGCAAAGCTGACCTTCCCAAACGACACGGCGGCCAGTGGCATCCATGTTCCAAGGAGACGACAGCTTCTTGATCTTCATATTCGCGCCCCTGAGGACGTGGAGCGTAAGATACTCCTCGTTCACAAAGTACGCGTCATTGCTAGCAAGCTTCTCATCAAAGAGGAGCGGAACCCCGTTGTGAGTGGTGCCGGAGATACCGAGGTTGACAAGTTTGCGGCCAGTACCGCTGTCCTTGAGTTGGATTTGCTGCTTGTCTCGCGCCGCAGCTTTATGCATCCGGTAGATATTTCTTCCGGCAAAGATAACCGTGGGTCGCGGAGAAGATTGCCCGTCCGTCGATCGGTTAAGATCGAGTTCGAGGATATCGTCAAAGGCTTCCTCAATGTTCTCAGGCGAGAGTGTACCGTTGAAATCATAGGAAGAACTCCTCCACTGCGGCTCGGTACCTAGATTGATACCACCAACAGTGCCAACAGTAGGATCAGCAGGAATAAGATTACCAAGGCCGTTTGGATCGGAGCCTGTACCCACTGAGGTGTGATAGGTCGCAAACTTGCGTTTGATCGACTCATCCAGAGCCTGTATCTTTCCCTTAAGGATCTTAAAGATTTCAGCACGGCCCTGATTTTCATCCTCTTCTTGATCGGAGATAATCAATGACCCAACGACGCGAGACATGTAGTACTCGACCGTTGAGAACTCATTCGTCTGGTCAATCGATACAGTATCGTAATACTGCATTGACTGAACGTTCGGATTGAGTCCAGTGATGAGGGGGTTGGTGATCTGCGGGCCACCGTCTTCCGTCACCACGCGCTTCTTCGCGTGGAGATAGGCACTAACCGTGCCAGAGATCGCGGAAGCCATGATGAGCTTTGCCCGCGACCTATCCAACATTGAGTGGATAATTGTATCCAAGACCATGACTTCACCCGTCTCTGTGTGACTCACACAAGAAGGTTATCGGGCTGAATTGCCTAACACTTCTCGTATGATTGCGTCGTATGACATTGAAGGATGAGCCGGGCCAGCGTTGCCTCGACCTGCTCCGTCACCGCCAACCGGGGCCATACCCTGCCCGTTCGGCGGACTCCGCGAAGGAGCGCGTTGCCCATTCGGGGTGCCACTTAGTCGCTGTCTCTGACTGCGGGACGGCGGTTGACGAGGGTCAACACCGTTCCTGATCAGGTGAAGTTGTATCTTGTCCCATATTTCTCCCAGTGACATTTTCTGAAACCGGGGTTGTTGTAAAACGGTATGGAAGATATGGGTATAGGGAATTGCTTCCCTATTACTTCCAAAGAACTCGTTTACCTGTCTCTCCGCTTGTTGGAGGTATTGGGACTCAACTTGCTTATCTTCTTGGGCCTTCTGCTGTTGTGTAGTATATTGTTCCACAGGCTTAACTGCGGCCTGCATCTCCTTACGAACCATGTCCATCATGGTCCGCGGGTCGATCCCTTGCGGGTCCATTCCTAACTGTGATATATCTATACCACTTAACGCTGCGCGTGTCAAGAGGGATTTTAACACGCCAACCGGGTCACTCTGGGCTTGCTTGTACAGACCTGCGGCTTCTAGGAGCCCTTCTTTTGGAAGCTCATACGCATTAATCTGACTAACGTAACCCTTGAGTTCACTAAGCTCCTTCTCAAATCCAAGACCAATCTCCACCGCTCGGTTGAGCTTCCCTCGCTCAGCCTGCATCTGGTTCTGTATGTTTCCGGTTGCTGCACGTATGTAGTCGCTCGCCTGCTTATGAACTCGTTGATAAATACGAGCTTCACTCCCTGCACGGGCAATAATCTCCCCGGTTCGTGCATCAACGAGGTTTCCTTTTTGATCCTGTCTAAATGTAGAGCGTGGATCAAACTTAAGCGTGTTTTGTTTAAGCGGGTCGCCCTTAGCCTGAGGGGCTTCACGCTGACGAGGTTCTTGATACTCGCGTTCCCTACGCTCTTGGCGTTGGGCGGGCTCAGGAGATGGTTCTGCCTCGTATTGATCTGTTCCCTCATCGGAGTCTCCATCACCCCAGTCAAGGTCCTGTGTTTCGGGCGCGAGGTCTTGATCGGTGAGACCCATCGACTCCTTGATTACATCCATGCCTACGTTGTCGTCACCGTCAAGACCACCGGCCATGAGCTTTGCTCCTTATTTCTTGGTTGTTACGAGTTTCACCGCCCACATGGCAGCGTCCTCGAAGTGTGTTTGAGCCAACGCTGCCAATCTCGGATCGAGGTGCTTATGTTCCTCGCAGAAATCGATACAGTCCGCAGCCCAGCGTTTGATCTTGTCAACGTTGTTATCCATTGACGGATTGAATGTTTCTCTTACTCGCTCTGCACCTAGACTCATGCTGTGCACTCCATCCAATCTTTAGCCAATAGGTCTGTCTGAGAACACAGCCAAGGGACAAGATCACCTGTGACTGTCTTCATATAGACATACGGCAGTGTCATCTTTGAATTGGCATCGGGAACTTGAAGCCTAAGATACATTCCCTTGCCATTCCAACCTTCACGACAAACACTGCCGCCTTCGCGTAGCACCCTAAGTGCCCATCCAATATCATTTTCACTCATTTTAATTCCCTCTGTGTGTCTCACACAACTATTGCATCATGGGTGGTGGCCCACCGGGCATTGCCCCAGTGGGAGGCGGTGGAGCACCTCCTTGGCCTGCAACGGCCTGCTTGAGAAACTGAGCAATCTGCTCGGGCGGCATACCTTGAGAATGCATCTGCTCGACCTTTTGCTTAATCTCAGGTGGCAGGTTGGCAAGCTCAGGTGGAATACCTCCTCCCGGAGCGGGGGATGCTCCGGGAGGTCCGCCACCAGCCCCAGCGGGTGCTCCACCACCCGGCTGTGGAGGCGGCGGTCCATTCTGGCCGGGCTGAGGCGGGGCTTGAGCTCCAGTGGAGTTACCACGCATCATGTTCATTTCCATTTCCTTCTCCATCAAGTCCCAATCCTCGGGCTTGATGACAACTTCAGTAAACGCTTGTTCGAGAACTCTCAGCGCAACTTTCATCGATGTCATGGGAGCGGCGGAAGCGAACTGGCCAATGGCTTGAGCGACTTGGATGGCCTCTTTCTTTTTGAAGACGGAATTGGGCTTTTCGCTAGTTCCGGGGACGATATCAAGGGCAAAGCGTTTATTGTATTCTTCAAGGGACATGTTGTTCCAGCCCTCGGAAAGCTTTTTCCCGATAAGACCTTCAACCTCTGGCTTGGACATATTTTGTACGCACTGCTCCAATAGAGCCTTGCATAAGTCTGCCATGACATCTTCAACAACTTCAATTTTAGCTCCAACAGACATTCTAGCTGCGTCCTGATATGACTGGACACTCGCTTCGTTAGTATTAGTTTTAAATTGCACACCTCGAATTGCATCGCTAGTATTTGATATTCGGTTGATAGAATTGATGGTTGGTTCTTTATTGAAGAGGGCTTCATACTGGAGGCTTGGAGGAGCGAGTGCTTCGAAGACATCTCCAATCTTTGTGCCCTCTGGCACCTTGACTCCCACAACCGCCTGCTCATCGACAAACCCTCTCTTGATGGCTTGCATCAATAGCTCTGCATCGCCCTGAGAGAGCTTCTGCGAGTTGTAGAAGAAGAAGTTGAAGATCGAGTTGCGTATACGTGCAACTTGGCGATTGATCTGATTAATCTCGTCCTGCTGATCTAGATAGTACGAGACTTCTCCCACCGTTGTAGTCTGCCCAGTAGACAGGCCAAATCCGATGATGAAATACGGGAAGAATCTGGTTGTCTTGGTGTAATTGTCCCATACCCATAGGGGATAGGTCCAGTCATCCGCAGCAAACAATGCGGTTCGTCGGGTAGCTTTATCCCAACAAAGCCAACATTCAGTGTAATAGAGAGACCTATAGCCGCCCACTTCTTCGTTCTCTTGGAGTGAGGTTTCAGCCCCAAGAGTTTCCAGAACAAGGCCGTAGGCATCGTCTTTAGAGTTGCCTGATCCATGTGTGAATACTGCCTTGTGCGTAGGCTTGAAAATATAGTAGTAACAATCCTTCTCTTCGCCCTTGCGCGTGAACCTGTGCTTGAGGAAATTCGTTGGCAGGAAGCATCTCTCAGCCATCCACCCTGCATCGGTGCCATCGGGCATCTCTGATACAGGGTCAACGACGAGGTTCTTAGCCATCACGTTCCTGAGCTTCGGGCCACCCGGCTCAAAGACATTTACGACCGCTTCGATTGCCGAGAGCTTTCCATAGGCGCTTTCGAGAGCCTTTGTGTTTTTGGCCTTCTCGATTTCCTGCGTAACTTCCCTGAGCGAGTCCATAGCCGAGTCTGCGGACTCCGCTTTCAACACATAGTCTAACTTGAGCACGCCAAAGTTCGTCATTAAGGCGACACCAACGGCCTTCTTGACTTTCGGCTTGCAATTCAGGAGGTTCTTGCCCTTGAGCAACTGGTTCAGGAGTGACCTTGCGCATTCTGCGAACTTTTCGTCCTCCTTGTCAGTCGTATTAACGGCAATGTCGGGGTCCCGTCCGTAGACAGCGGGAAGCATGACATTAACATTTGAATAGACCACATTTTCAGTAACATCCCCTCGGGCAAATGTTCCTTTGGATGATCCCTGAGTTTTAACTTGGTGGTTGTTATAATAAGCAAAGCACTGCTCCCATGCTTCATAGATAAGCTCGTTGGCTTTCTGAGCGGAGTCAATCATGGTCCGCCAGAGCGAACCGTAGGCTTTACTCACAGGAATTTTGCTGTCCGCGTACACTTGGTACAGCGGAACTTCCTTCTCTTCCTTCTTTTCTTTTGGCTTCTTCCCATCGATGAAGTCGTTCACATCGAAGGTGTCACCTTCGGGCGAGTCGTCATCGTTCATGTTATAGTCTTCAGCCATGTTGTGTGTCTCACACAGAGTTAGAAGGTAGCTTCAATTCCGTAGACTTCTCGACAGATTTGCTCACGTATAATGTTCTTCACCATTATCGAGTCAAACGGATTAATGACATTATACGTGTAATCGTGTATCGCGTTTGCCATAATAACGTTGAGAACAATGAGTGTCTCATATGCCTGATGCCCATCCGCAAACGCTTGGGCAACAGCCGCTTTATCGTCCTCGACACCGGGAGCCTGCTCAAAGAATGTATCGTACAAACTCCCCATATTGGGATTGTACGTCTTGATCACTTCCATGCAGTCTACAATGTCCTGAGCACTCATCTGTTGTCACACCTTAGTATTTGAACGATGGTCCGCGCCAATCTCTTGCATTCTGCTCTGGCATTAATTGCTTCCATCTCTTGCTGGGTAACTACGACTGGATCACGGCTGACTATACAGCCTGAGAGCAACATGGCGAGGAGTCCAAGTGCTATGATCTTCATCTCATTTCCCCTCTATAAGTTTCCTTACTTCCCAGCATCGCTCCTTGACAGTAACAAACTTCCCATCAGCCATATTAATCGCGCAATTTGCTCCAACGGCCACGTTCTCATTCGGCTTACTCGGGTCGCTGGCTCTCATACTCGTGATCAGTTTCGGATTGATCGTCAGTTCCGCTCCACTCAGACTGTGTAAGACTATCAAAACTTCTAACATTGTGTGTCTCACACAAGCTAAGTTCTTGTTCGCTAAAAAGCTCGCCTTGCGTTTCTTCCATCGTCGTCCATCTCCATCCAGAACATATACTTCGGAATGATTTTAGACTTCGGTATCTCTATCTGACTAGCTTCTGGCTGGTGGGAAAGCATATACTTGAGTGCATCCATCGCATGGTCGTCGCGGTCAATGGGTCGATCGATGTGTTCGCCCGTCGAAGAACGGTCCCAATAATAGTTAGTAATTTCGTCGGTGATAAAGTCCATATCCTCGACAAAATACAGAAGCGGGCCGGGAGCGTTTCCAGTGAGGATGTGCTCATGGGAAGGCTGTTCCGCGAGATAAGCTGCAACTTTTGCAACTCCTGTGATGATATCATTCGTAGCCGGGCGACACTCCATACCGGCGTCCGATAAGAGCTGTGCAATAGGAGTGCCTGTATCGACGTGCTTTTCAATGACCTTCTGCCGGAAGATGCTAGGATCGGCTCTGATCTGCTCATCCACGTCGATAAGATGAGCGTATTTGTGCCTAATCTTCTGAACTCTATCGGGCTGTTTTGTGTAGTGAAGGTTTCTTTCATAAAACCCATCCAATACAACAACTCGTCCCCAGTCATCCACAAATCCAAAAAGATAACACGAAGGAGAGGATATCCCAAAGTCGTAACCTTCTATCGCTTTGACCTTGTAGTTCCTACGTTGTAGGTCCCACAAATGGTTCATGGCTTGATCACGAGTTAAGAGGTGTTTCTCTTCCTCGTACTCTTGGTAGACCAGTCCCTCGTAAGCCGCCCATAGACCGTCAAGGAACCGCTTTCGCATCTGTCCTCGGTATGAAGCTTCAAGGGTGCGGATGAAATCCTCAGTGAGGTTCTCCTTGTTCGCGTACGTGCCACCTTCGATGAGGTCGATGATCGGCACTCCAGTGGCCGGGTGTACAAGTAGCTGTTCGGTTTTTCGTCCTGTACGCTTATATATCTGTAGTGGTTTGATAAGCTCCTTATAAACCCAATTGCTTGTCGGGTTCGAGGTAAGCATGAGCCACCGAGGTCCGCTATCAGGCATTGTAAGGTCTTCTGGTCCCTCCGGTCGATATGGAGCTTGACCACGTAACCGGCCCATAAGATCAAGAAGGTCCTTGTGTACGATCTCGGGGTCTTCGATTTGATCAATCCCAATCCAGTCGTAGGTGGCGGATAGAAGATTTGAGGTTGTCGATCCATCGACATTTTGCTTACCTCGCTGGGAGATATAGCGAAAGTTGACAATCGTACCATTCTTCAAATAGCAGGTATTGTCATCCTGCGTCGGCATTTTCTTAATCCAGTCCGGTGGACACCAGAGAAAGAAGACCTTACGAAGCGTGTCGTTCAACTTCGGATATGTCGATCGTCCAAGTAAACCGTTTGAACCGGGATAATCGACACATAGTTTTAGCACTTTTATAACGAGGGCTGTGGTCTTGCCGTTCGCAAAACCACCACCAAAGAACTGGATCTTGTTCCTCGACTGGTCGAAGTCCCAGTGGATTGTACTTTTTCTTAGTTTGTAGTTGTTCTGGGACATACGTTGTGTGTCTCACACAGAAATCAGTTAAGGCCAAGGCCGTACGAGAACTGCACCCAATCAGTAGCAGCCCAGCCAGCAGGAGGCACACCGATCGGAGGCACAGCCACGTAAGCAAGTCCCGTTGCCGTGTTGAGGAAAATCTCGCCTGCGTACAGCGGTACGACAAGCGCCGCTCCCCTACGGTTCGGGGTTGTGTAGGGCCGGTCGATCGCCCCCGGATTGCCTAAGTTCTGCACTGTCGCCATTATCGTCTCCTAGCTCTGAATGGATTTCGACGTTCAGGCTCTTTCCTCCCGTACCGTACTCATCCAAAACCTGAATGCGAAGCACGTTTTTAAGGGAGACTTGCTTCTCCGCCACCATCTTGGGGTTAAATCCGCCACGGTCCATAATGTCGATCGAAGCTCGTAGACGGTTCGACTCGACCTTACCGTTACGCGACACATGCGCAATCGTGTCGAGGGCGCCATGAGCGTAAGCGGCAATTCGATGTGTAACGTTCTCGCTTTCAGCACTGATTATCTCCGTGCCAATTAGGTCGAGATATTCGGCATACGCAGTGTGCCCGCGTATCTCAATCACATCCTCAACTGAACACTTCAATGCGTTGGCAATCTCTCGATCACCAACGCCAAAGAAGGTATACATCATGACCGCGCCAACAGCATTCATCAAGTTCGTCTGACCGGGCATTTCGTTGAGGTTTCTACGCCTCTTCGCTTTCCAAGTCTTCGGATCGATTTTTGTCTCCTCCTTAAGCCGAGGAAAGTAGTCCTCAGGATAAGAAGGAGCTATGAGGGACCCGTCGGGTGCGACGAACGGGTCCCCCACTCTCGCGAGCACAGGCGGAGGGGTTAGCGTTGGGCCAGCTTGCGCTCGCTTGACTCTTGGCTTGTAGACTTTGGCCATGCTTGTGTGTCTCACACAGAAGTTATTTACGCGGCGGCACCCTCTGCGGCGGTCGCTGCGTCACGTTCTGGGGTGTCTTCGGTGAGGCGCCTTCGGGAAGTCCTTGGTCGGGCCTAGGTTGTGTCCCCGGTAGACTGTTGTCGGGGCGAGGCTGGCGTCCGGGAAGGGAGTTGTCAATGCCGGGCTGGCTGCCAGGAAGTCCTTGATCTGGATAAGGCTGATAACCGGGGAGTCCCTGATCCGGATAATTTCCTCCGCCTCCGGGTGCTGACGGATATCCAGGCTCCCAAACCCAACCGTATACCGGATGCCAGACCCAATGTCCGTGGGACGGAAGGTTAACTGGTCCACCGGGAGGTGCGCCGGGTAGTCCCTGATCGGGGTACGGGCCGCCCGGTGCTCCGCCGCCGCCGCCCGGTGCGATGGGGTGACTGGGAAAGGGAGGCAGTCCTTGGCCCGGTCGGGGCGGAACTCCCGGCAAGCCTTGATCTGGATATCCACCACCGCCCGGAAGTGTATTATCTGGATACCCCGGAGGGCGTCCCGGCAAACCCTGATCAGGTCTCGGGCAACCCGGCCTGCCGGGCTGCGGCCCCGGAAGACCCTGATCCGGCCGCGGCCCACCAATTCCGCCGATCTGGCTAGGATCGACCACAGTGATATAAGCCCAGAAACCACCTTGCATCATATTCTCCTGTTTGTGTGTGTCACACAAGTTTGAGTGGAGCTAATTACCGATTGCGGTTACGTCGGCCCCGCCGCCCGTCGTCTTC